CCCATTCACCGTGTTTTTTGATTGTACCTCTATGGTTTGAAGGAAAATTAGCATCAAAATCAATCCAAGTACCATCTTCAAATTCAAAACGCATTTGATCTTGCATACCACCTGTTACATTAGCAATAATTGGTTTTCCTGCTAATAATGCTTCTGTTAAACTTAATCCCCATCCTTCATTTGATGTTAACTGAATTTGACAATCTGTACTATTGTAAAGTAAATTCATTTGATAATTATTAAATATTTGGTTTGTAAAAACAACATTATATTGTTCACCGTTTAATAATAATTCTTGTACAGCTGGAAGATCAGTTCCATGTTCATTTACTAATTCAGTATGAAGTAATAAGCAACATTTTTTAGCTTGTTCAATGGGTAATTGATCAATAAAATGTCTATAAGCTAACATCATATCTGGGATTTGTTTGCGGCGAATATTTCTTGAATTAAAAAATAAAACAAAATCATATTCTTTTCCACTAAATAACTGTTTTTTAAATTCCTGTAGTTCATTCCATTTTTCATGGTTTTCATCAATAGGACTTACTAATTTATGATTTAATCCATGAGGAACATATTTAATAATTTTATTATCAGCTTTATCGTCTAATACTAGTCTATTAATGTTTACAGTTTGTTTAGAAATACCCATTAATAAATCACATGCCTCATAATAAGGTTTATTATATAACGGTGCTGGATAATCATCCCAAATATTTAAATAAGTAATTGGAATTGATTTGCGAATTTCGTTTTCCATAGCAAATAACCAAATAAAATAACGAGGATCAGTAATCAACATGATTGCATCTGGTTTTTCAAATTTAATAATATTCCTTAAAATATCAGGATTACCATAATCATTTACAGGATACATCATTACTGATGAATCTGTTAAACCTGTTGTTTCATTTGTTGATTGAGATAAATCTAAACGTTTACCTTCATCTGGATGTTTAATAGCTCCTCCAAGATTTACCCAATTAAAATGTTGAGCTGTTTGAATTACTACTTCTCTTCCTACTGTTGCTACACCTGAATGGACTCTAATGTCATCACAGATGAGTAGAATTTTTTTACGCTGCTCTGGTGGCAGATATTTAAAACTATTATTCATGTAACTAATTTATTTTTGTTTTTTAATCTTTAATGTCTAAATTGTTGTGATTATGTACTTTTTTCCTAAAATCGTCATCAGTAAGGTACAAATGAATTGTACGATCGGCAAGCTTTTGTAGTGAAAATTTGTATTTTACACAAGCAATTTTAAAACTGTCGAACAAGTCGCTTTTTACTTTTACGCTTGTTAACGTCATATCTTTTTTTTCCATAGCTTTTATTATTATTTGTTATATATAAATATATAGGGATTCCTTAAAATTATAATCTCTTAACTAAAGAGTATTTAAATATCCAATCTTTATCTTCTTCAATGTTTAAATCTAATTCTTTTAATAATTTATTATTTATAAGTATTTTAATATGTTCAATGTTATCAAAGTTTAAAGGATACCAATACCACATACTTGGGTTTATTATTGTATTAATGTTATGTTTTTTATTAATTATAACATCTAAATTAAATGGGTCTTCAGTATTATTACAACTAAAAACATGAAGCCTATTTTCAAAAAAATGAACATTAGTAGGAGGGAAATTAGATTTTACTCTAATAGTATTAGTTGTAAATGATTGTTCTAAATCATCTTCAGAGTTTAATTCAAAAACATGATAATTCAATTTACTCCAAACATTATCAAAAATCATTCTCTCAAATACAGGAAGTTTCAATGATTGATAATAATTTAAATATTGAGTTTTTAATTCTGGTTGGGAAAATGATAATAAATCATATGGTATGTTTTTTACATTAACACTTTGAAAACCATAAACACAAACTAAATTATTATTTTCATAAAATCTAGGAAATGAATAAAATACAGCATCTTTTTCTTTCAGTATTTCTACATTTCGATCCCACATTTCTTTATTTTTTACAATAGTGTCGTATTCAATCATATGAACTATTTCTTCACCTAATGATTTTAAATAGATTAATCCACCTAAATACATTCTAAAAACAGGAAGCATATGAGTTGATATAGCAGTATAATCAACAAATTTAAATGAAATATCTTTTAAATTGTGGTCATACCAATATTTTATTTCTGGGTTGTAAAGAACTTCATTTTCTTTATCATATAAAAAATAATCACATCTATCTATTATATCTTGAGGTGTAGAAATATGAGTAACTAAACAAACTCTGTAGTTAAAATCTTTTAAAGACATAACTAAACTCCTAAGATCATCTTGTCTTTTTAGATCTGGGGTGTAAGCAGATATTAATACTATTTCTTTCATAATCCTTTATCACAAAGTTCTTTATTGTCTTTAAATGGACAAAATTTACAATTATGGGCTGATGGGTTAGGTAGATGTATTTTGTTATTATGTGTTCCGTTTGGATTGAATGCTATGCCAACAAAATCATTAATAGCTGTATATGCTTTGTTTAATTTAACTTTACCAGATGCTGGTCTAAATTCTTGTATTCTAGATATTGGGAATTCTGATTGTTCCCAAACTTTACGTTTTACAATAAAGAATTCAATTTCAATATCGTCAATAGGAACATTAAATTGTTGAGCGAAGAATTTTTTATAGAGTATAAGTTGATATTGTTTAATTTCATCTTTTTTCTCTTTATCACCCCAACCTCTAGTAGATGTTTTGATATCAAATATTTTGAATTTATTAGTACCTTCATGGTATAACACTAAATCTAAATATCCTTTATATAAAATATTGGGATATTGAGGATTTGGATTAACCATAAGAGGTACTTCACATCCAATTAAATGCCATCCTCTTTTACCAAAATAACCATTTCGTTTTTTCTTAATATACCTAATTATTTCAAGTCCATCCTCATAAAACTCATTTAGTTCTTCTGGGTTGGTAAAATGAATATTTTTATTTGATTTAAGATCTTTCCTATAAACTTCACCTAATTTATCATAAAAATACTCTTCTAGGTTAATTCGGTCAGCAGCTGCTCCACTAACGTTGTATATAGTTGTTATATAATGCTGTAAAGTTTCATGCAACGCCGTCCCAAATGTCATGTGAATCGATGATTCAGACGTGTAGTGACCGTCTCTATACTGTAAACTCCATTTACGTGGACAATGAGCAAATACTGAAAATTGACTATAAGATATTGCTTTTTCAGAAGCGTAATTTATTTCTCGTAGTGGTTGCTTTTGTATTTGTTTTACAACTTGTGGTATTTTTTTCTTTTTAGCCAAAATATTCCATTTCAATATATAAACGTTCTCTAACGAACTTATTATTTTCTGTTGCTTTAAAACCTAAATTTAAATATAACTGTTTAGCAAAGTTATCATCAAATACCCATAAACTAGCATATTTTTTATCTTTAAGATAAATTTCATAAGCTATTTTAGCATATCCTTTTCTTCTGTAATTAGGATGAATATCACAACCTACTTCATCTCCATTAGTTCTAAAATATCCTACTTTTTCTGTATTTACTTTAACAATATACCAAGGGGATTTTAGATTTCCAAACCATTTTTCACATTCATTTAAAGTAAATGTTGAATCATTTTCTAAATTTATTTTAGTAGATTCATGGTTTCTTACCTCTAATAAAAAAGGTAAATCTGTAATGAGTAGTGGTCTTAGTGTTACCATCCTTTTTTAATACAATCAACAATATATTCTCTTTGTTCATTAGTTACCCACCATCCAACAGGAATCGAAACAATTTTTCCAATAGTTTTGTCTAAAGTAGGAAGTTGGGTTTTAAATTCTTGAACAGAAGTATGTTTATCATTTCGTTCGTGAACTTGAGAAACAACAATATTACATTCTTTCATCCATTTATAAAAACCATCTCGATCATCAACTAACATAGAATAAATCCAAAATGCTGATTCATGTCCTTCGTGTCTATCTAGTAAAGTAACACCTTTAATATTTTTTAAATGTTTATCATAATAAGCAGCATTTGATTGATGTTTTTTAATAATTTCATCAGCATGCTTTAAATTTTCAATTCCTACTGTAGCGCAGATATCATTCATATGGAATTTAAAACCCCATTCTTCAATGTCAGCTTCACATCTAAAATCTTTTCTATTACTATCTCTATCAATTCCATACCATCGAATTAATTTTCCTCTCCTATGTAATTCCTGATGTGGGCTTAAAAGTAAACCACCATCAATAGAAGTAATATGTTTAATAGCTTGAAGTGAATACATAGTTAGATTACCATGAGTTCCAATATTTTTTCCTTTATATTTGGAACCAAATGAATGTGCTCCATCTTCAATAACTGCTGGTTTAAATCCGTAAAGTTCTTCTGATTTTTGTTGAATTTGTTTAACTCTATCTAAATCACTAGGATAACCACCCCAATGGACTAAAATAATAGCTTTGGTTGTTGGAGTTATTTTACGTGCTAAATCGTTTAAATCCATATTAAGTGTAGTAGGATCAATATCTACCCATTTAATTTTTAACCCATTAGCTAAAATTGGAAAATTAGATGCAGTGCAAGTTAAAGCAGTAGCTAATATTTCATCACCTTCTTGAATACCAGGCCATTTATTATTTGGTTTTTTTAATAAATGTAAAGCCATATGGAGAGCAGAAGTACCTGAGTTTACTGTTTGGACAAAATCATGATTAAAGTAGTCTTTAAGTTGATCTTCAAATTCATCAACTTTAGGTCCTTGACCTATATAACCACTATTAAGAATTTTAGCAACTTCGTCAGCAGCTGTTGGTGCCATATGCACTTTAAATAACTGTATTTGATCTTTCATATTTATTTTATAATTTATAGTATTTTTTAGACATAAAACGGGTTATCTAACCATAAATCTAAATCTTGTGGAGATATTAAATTTAAGGCTTGATTTCTTTCTTTTGCAAATAACCTATATTCAAAATAGGGGTTGTTAAAACTATGTAATTTTTGATTACCTTTTCTTATAATACCTACACCTTCATCCCAATCTAAAACACAAATGTTTATATCGGATTTACTACATCTAAGTTTATAAATTGCTTTCCAAACAGTTCCATTCCAAGGTTGACCCCAAAAATCTTCTACTGCGCGATCAATACTAGGAGGATTACAATCATGTAAAACTATTACTCCATTTTCTGATAGATGGTTTAATGAGTTTAAAATGTCTTTTTCTACTTGATGTGAAATGTGAAGGCCATCAATAAAAATAACATCCCATTTATAATCACTAGGTTTATTTAATTGATTTGTTTCTAATAGATTAAAAAATGAATCTGAGGTATAAGGATAAATTGCAGGATTATTACTATTTTCATACCCAGGGTCAACCGAATCTTTAGATTCACATTCGATGTGGTTAAAACAGTCATTTGGAAATCTGATTCCTATTTCTAGGTATTTATTAAAATCATATTTTTTTATGATATGATTTATAGTAATAATCCTACTCATTTTATTTCTTCCATTTACCCTTTATTATTAACTGGGCAATAATTCCGTAATTAGCAATATCTATAAAACTATCAATCATAGCTTCACCTTCAACATAATTTTTACCATCACGTTTAATAAGATTTTTTAAACGATTGATTTTATCATTACAACGAAGCCAAATACCTGTTATAGATAACTTTATATCTTCAGGCTCTTCAAGGTTAGTACCTAATGCAATGTTTCCTAAACCATAATCTAACATTTTCTTAGCGAATAATTCATATTGTTCTTGTTGAACTTCTTTCCATTCTTTAGCTAACGTTGGATAAGTTTTTTCAAAATCAGCTACTGCTTTTTTAGTACCTGTTGGATCTGTGGTTATTTCAATAAATGTTGGATCTACCACAAAGTCTGAATTTTTTGTCATATAACTAATTCTTTTAATAATTTTTTAATTTCTTTCTCGTTAACACCTCTTCGTTCAAGTATATCATGTACACCTTCTTTCCGTAGAATATATGTATAATCTTCTGCTTCTCCAAGTGATATAGAAAAATGTTGTGAAATATGATTTAATAATACATCTGGTGTTTTTTTACGAGATGATTTAACATATTTTAAAAACATTTTCTTTTTTGGTATCATAGATTTGTAAGTGTTATATATAGCTTTTTTCTCAGTATAAGGAAATATTTGTACAACATTTGTTATATCAATATATCCCTCATACATACTAAGAAATCTATGAATCATGTAAGGATTAAACGAAGATTGTTGATCTTCTGTAAATTCTTCCCAGTTTTTTTTATCGTAAGTAATTTGTTCTAACCAATTAAATATCGTCATTGCTGAACTCATCTCTTAATTCTTTAGGCAATAATTCTACTAATACTTTTCCTGTTTTTACATCAAAAAATACAGGAACTGGGATGATCCCGTCTTCTTGGGTACCTGTTACAAATCTAGATACTTTACGAAGGATTACACCTTCAGCAAATACTTTATTACCTTCTGGTGAGGTAACTGAGGTCGTGTTCTTAATATCAATATTAAGACTTTGTGGTTGTTGTTTGTTCATTTTTATATTTTTTATAATCTAAATAAAATCCAATTGCTACTATAATATTCATTCCTAATGAAGATAATATTTCATAGACGTCTTTATACACATTCATAGTTAAGTGAACATGTCCTACCATCCAAAAAGGTATAGACAAATTACTTGATATCCAAGTTAAAAGATAAACTATGAAATGTTTCATAACTTTGATTCGGGTACTTTAAATAATCTTTTTACTTGTTCTGAAATTGGAATTGGAACACCTTCATCATCTACTCTAACAAAAGTCATATTAGTTTTTAAAACAAGAGATTCATCACCTCTAAAAACATTGTATGTTCTAGCTTCAACATCAAAAGTAGCAGATGTATTTCCTATTTTAGACATACTAGCATATATTTTTACTAATTGTCCTTCTTTAGCAGGTTTTTCAAACACACACTTATCAATAGCTATTGTAATCATGTTTTTACTATGACAACGTTCCATTGCATATGCTGCAATGGCTGCATCTATCCAACTTAATAATTTTCCACCAAATAAATTTCCATGAAATCCTAAATCAAGTTTTTTAACAGGATGAGTTGAAATTAAGTCCATCATTTTATAAGTTGGGGTTTTGTTAATTCGATTAATCGGCTAATTAGAGCCATAGTACAAATCTCTTTATCAATTCTAAAATTTGATTGATACGTGTATTCATTAATGTAAATTGCAACCATACCCTCATTGCCAGAAGCATAATCACTCGCGTTATCATACAGGTATCTATACAGTTCTTCAAAATCATTTACATTGGCGTCAGCAATAATTTGTCTGATTGTTCTCCAATTAGGTGATTTTGCTTGTAATTCTTTTACAACTTGAGTCATATAGCTATTAGATACAAGTAATGATTTATCCATTGTAATTTTACCATCGTGATTACTTAATTGTAATGTGTTAAGTATTTTACGAAGGTCAGGATAAAATTGATTTACAACAGATTTTAAATCATTGATTTCATATTCGGCTTCTTCTTTCTCTAAAATACCAGCTACGTGTTTTGCTACATCTGTTTTTGTAGGTGGAACAATTTTAAGTACTTGACAACGTGATTGAAGGGGATCAATAATACGTTCAACATAATTACAAGTTAAAATAAATCTTGTAGTACGTGAGAATGTTTCAATAATATTTCTTAACGACGCCTGAGCTTGTATAGTAAGGAAATCAGCCTCATCCAAGATGATAACTTTGAGTGGCTTAAAAGAATTAACAGACGCGAAACCTTGTACCTTATCTCTAATAGTTTCAATACCGCGCTCATCGGAAGCGTTAATATAGATATAATCGCAGTTAAGATTATTAACGATAAGCTTAGCAAGAGTAGTTTTACCAGTGCCAGCTGGACCATAGAAAATAAAATTTTGAATGTCATTTTGACTTAGATATTGCTGTATAGATTTTTTGATGTTTTCATTACCGACATAATCTTCTAATACTTGGGAACGATATTTTTCAACCCATAATGTATGTTCTTTTTTACTCATATTCTCCGTATAAATCAAATTGTTTAGGTGGTTCAGGAATAATTTCTACATCCTCTGTGGTGATAATATACAAATTTCCTTTTATAGGTTCAAGTCTAAATGCTTGAGGTTTAACAGTTGCTTGTTGATACCAAGCATTTAATGCTTCAGTTAATGAATCATGAATCTTTCCACCATTAAGAAGTTGCCATCTATCTCCAGGAGGAACTCTATCAGCAATTTTAATATTTTTTTCTACTTTTTGTTTCATAACCTAATTTGTTCTTTAAGATAAGGCAGTAGACTATAATAGGAATAATTTACAAAACATCCATCCTCTTTTTGTAATTCAAAGTACAAATAATGTTCTTTAGATACTGCATTGGGGATAAAATACATTTTTTCAATTATGTAATTTGTTTTTTCTATGATTATTGTTTTTCCTAAAAAGTCTACTGCGTCTCTCATTTAATTAATCTAAAACTTAAAACATTCCTCCCATGCCACCAAAGTTGGCATCAGATTCTTTCTTTTCTTCTGGTTTATCAACTACAACAGCTTCTGTCAATAGGATAGTACCAGCAACGGATGCTGCATTTTCAAGTGCTATACGAGTTACTTTAGCTGGATCAATAATACCTGCTTCTCTCATATCAACAAAATCTTCTGCTTTCAAATCCCAACCATACCAATAATCACCTCCTGTTACAGCATTGATAGAATTGTAAATATCTTCTTGCTCGTAACCAGCGTTTGATAAAATTTTCTTAAACGGAGCAGCACAAGCATTGTAAACAATTTGTGAACCAATATCACTTACATTAATATTTGTACGAGCATGTAACAATACAGATCCACCACCTGGTACGATTCCTTCTTCTAAGGCTGCTTTAGTAGCTTGAAGTGCATCATCAACACGGTCTTTTTTCTCACGCATTTCAGATTCAGTAAATCCACCTACGTGTACAATTGCTACACCACCAATAAATTTAGCTAAACGTTCTTGCAATTTTTCTTTTTCATATGGTGAGGTTGATTTTTCAATCTGAGATTGTAATTCTTCAATACGTGATTTAATTGCATCTGCATCACCTTTACCATCAACAATAGTTGTATTGTCTTTGTTTACAGTAACTACTCTAGCTTCACCAAACCATTTCCAATCAAATTTATCAAGTTTCATACCTTTTTCTGTGCTGAATACTTGACCACCAGTCATAATAGCAATATCTTCAAGTAACAATTTACGACGATCACCAAAATCAGGAGCTTTAACAGCTACAACTTTCAAAATACCACGAGCTTTGTTTACAATCAAAGTAGCAAGTGCTTCACCTTCAATATCTTCAGCAATAACTAACAGTGATTTATTTTGTGCTGATACTGCTTCCAAAATAGGCAACAATTCTTTTACTTGAGTAAACTTTTTGTCAGCAATCAAAATCAAAGCGTCTTGAATACTTGTACTCATGCTATTATTATCCGTAACAAAGTAAGGTGATTTATAACCTCTATCGAATTGCATACCTTCTACTGTTTCAAGATATGTTTCACCGTTTTTAGATTCTTCAATAAACACAACACCTTCACGACCTACTTTTTGCATTGCTGTAGCAATCAATTCACCTACTTCAGGATCGTTGTTTGCTGAAATAGTAGCAATCTGTTTAAGTTGGTCTTCATTTGAAATATCTTCTTTAATTTCTATACGAATAAAATCAACTAATTCTTTAACTGTTTTATCAATACTACGTTTAATTTCTACAGCATTTGCTCCATTGTTTAGATGAGTTAAACCTTGTTTAACCATTTCTTGAGCCAACAATGTAGAAGTTGTTGTACCATCACCTGCTAAATCAGCAGTTTTAATAGCGGCTTGTTTAACTAATTGAACACCTAATTCTTCAATTGGATCTTCTAAAGTAATTGATTTTGCTACTGTAACACCATCTTTTGTTGATTGAGGGATACCTTGATTAGCAATAACAACATTACGACCATTAGGTCCAAGGGTTGCTGTAACTGCATTTGCTAGTTTATCTACACCAGCTGATAGTTTTTTACGTGCCTCAGGGCCGAATTCTATAACTTTGCTCATATTTAAATTAATTATTTACTTTTGCTAAAACTTGATTTTCTGGACCAATCCAATATTCTTCACCTTCGAATTCCAATTTGCTAAATCCCATAGTAGGTAATACAACAGTATCTCCTACACTAAGAACAGTTTTAATGTAATCTCCAGTTACTGAATAGTAACCTTCACCAACTGCCACTACTTCGGCTAGTTTGTTTTTTTCATTCCCTAAATCTGGGACGATAATTCCTCCATATGAGGTTTCTTCTGTTTCGATCGGTTTAACGATAACTGCGTTGTAAAGTGCTTCTAATTTCATATTTTTAAATTCCAATGTTTATTAATTCGTTTATATTTTTCTCATGTTCTCTATATACTTCAAGATATTCTTTAATAGTTTCATAACTTTTTTTAGTATTAACCTTATATCTAGCAATTGACTTTAAACAATTTCCAAAAGTACTAAAATGTGCTAATGCTTTAGTATATTCCTTACCAGCAACATTGTTTTCAGTGTAGCGAGTATCAGGTGTAATAGTTTCATATATGGTATAACAGTGAGCGTCTTTACCAATGAAAAAAGGTTCGATCCTAGGATCTCTAATAATAATGATTGATGATGATGATTCTTCTTTTTCTTTTGTCATAACATTTTTTATTTCCCGTAATATACGAAATTTCTTTCATGTAACCAACCCTAAGGTGCTATTTTTTATAACTTTTTGTGCGGGTATACATATACTACTATATTTCTTTTGACACGAGGTAGTATGTACTTTTTAAATTTTCGTTTTCAAATGTAAGTTCCATAATACCTTCTAAATTAATACTAATAGTACCACCTGCCATATCTTTATTACAATACATGATTTCTTTAATCATATTTGAATTGTAATGTTCTTTAAAATCATCTGGTAGGTTATGTGATGTTGCTTGTGGTATATAAAATGATACTTTATTAGCATGTTCTACATTACCACCAAATTCCATTTCAATTTGAAATTCACCATCAGCATTTTCATGTGGTTTAATTACTACAGTTTCACTTTCAGCTAATGCTGATTTGGCTCTAACAATAGCATTAATACTTTCATTATCAAGTGATGCTTCAATATTCCATTCATCAACATTATTTAATTCGCCTGCTTTTGGGATAATCATTGTATCAGCTAAAGCATAATTTAAAGTAAATTGATTATCAGCAATAATAAGTTTATGAATAAATTTATTTGTTTTTACATAACTTAATTCTAAATAACCATTTGTAATACCAATTAATTTATTTAATTGAGTAGTATTACTAATAGCAATAGTTGAATCTTCAAGGGGTATACCTTTAAATACAACTTTACCAATCATGTCCTTAGTAGGAGCATTAAATTTAATTGTTAATTCTTCATTTTTAATATCCCATTTAACGGGTTCAATCATACCATTAAGGTAATATTTTGAAATAACTGATGTTAGGTCTAATTTATTTATCATAACTTATTCGAATATAAAAAATTTATTAATCTTTTTATTAAATACAGGCATACCCCAACCTAAGTCTTGGTAAATACCTTCTAATTTGTTTTTTAGTACAGAATCAAATAATCCGTCTCTGTCAATATATTTTTCTATAAATTCCATAATTTCAGGTGGATCACTATGTCCATTAAATCCTATTACGTCGATACGATACGGATTTTCTTTCAGGTAGCCAATGTACATTTTGTCTCCTATTTGAAATGTTGGATGTTTTTTATCTAAACCTTTAAAACGCAATAAATCATTGTAATAAATAGCAGCTTTAGTATTAATAGGGCATTTTAAACCTAATTTAGAAAATATTTCACCTGCTGTTGGACCTGATGCTATGTATTCTTGCATTTTCTTTAATCCAGTAGGTTTCATAATTTGTTCCCAACCAACAGTTCTAAGTGATTCTCTAAATTCAAGTATTTGTTTATCAATATCTGCCTTTTTAGTACCAAACATAACTTCATTCAAAATATGTTCTCCAAACTTTCTAAATAATGGAGGAAAATTTGATTTCATCAAATCTAAACCCTTCATATCTAATTCATCTGTTGGTACACCTTCTTTATTTACAATATGAATAGCATATCTACGTTTACCAGCAAAATAACCTCTATCTAATACAACCTCTTGTTTTAATTCAAAATAATGTGGTTCATCAGATTTAATATTAAATGCTTCTTGACAAAATTCACCTATGAATTTATTAGCCATGTTTTGTAATTCAGTAGCTATTTCTAATATTTTAGGTATTACTTCATCTTTATTATTTAAATCTAAGTCTGGATGTCTGTGTAGTAGTAAATCGGAACACTGAATAAATAAACTATCTGTATCACTTGTAATAATTGAATCTTTATCAATGTTCATCTCTTTATTTAGATAAGCATTCATATTTTTGATACTTTCCTGTAGTAATCTTTGTCCAGTAAGTGTAATTGCTTTACTAATAAATTTATGTCCATCAGTGTATCTCCAACCATTAATCGCAAATACCCCATAAACGTCATTTAATTTGATTTTATACGCGTGTTGACGCTTATTATAAAACTCACCCATAATCGGGTCGTTATCAACTTTATATGCTTTTTTCATGAGTTTTTTATACTCTTGACGTTTAGCAAACCAGTCAGTTAATATTTCACAAACAACACTTGATTTATCTTTACGAAATATTACACCAGGAGCTGAAATGAGTAAATCACCTTCTTCAATTAATTCAATAATATCTTTTACTTTAACTTCGGAACGAACTAATGAACGATTTTTCTTAACTTTTTCAATTTCAACAATCTTATTAGGGTCCATTTTTTTAAGTTCCCTTAATGACCATTGATTATCAAATTTATCTCTATTTACAACACGACCTACTAACGTTTCAATACCCATATTAAGTGAACGAATAATACTAGGATATAGTGATGTAAAATCTAAGTCAATAACCCATTCATATAAACCAGGTACTGGATCTTTTAAATAACCACCAGCATATTCTTCATGAATTTCTTTTAGTCCTGGATTGTAAGTAGTTGGTTTATTAGGTGAAACTATGCCTTTACGTTTTAAGTAAGTTAAAATAGCTCCATCATTCAATACAGTTGAATAATAAATTTGTTCATAAGTTGTATGACATAGATGAGCAATTGTAATTGTTAACTCAATGAATTTAAGTGATTTTTCTAATTCAATAATAATTTCAACGTCTCGAATGTTATATTCAATAAACTTATCTATATCTTCTCTAAACAATTTATCAAGTGAACCCTGATATTCTATTTTACCTAACTTAACATATTTTTCTCCAATTGTTCCTAATGCATAACTTGGTTCTTGTTTAGTAATAAACTTTTTAAATAAGTTCATATAGTCTAAATGGTTAAGACCAGCTACAACTACGTGTTCTGCTAAACCATTTTTAGTTTGAACAATTTTTGTTTTAACTTTTTGAATAGGAGATAAATAATTAGCTAATTCTTGTCCTAATACTTTACTAATACGATAATAGAGATAAGGTATATCAAAAAATTCACTATTCCATCCTGATATGATAGTTGGATCTAATTTAATCCAAACATCAAGAAATCCATTTAATAGGTCTTTTTCTGATTTGTATGGGATAACTTCTTTACCTTCAGACTTAGCTTCAGTCATTAATTGTTGTTCATCTAAAACTAAGCAATAATATTTTTTACTATTATTATCATATAAAGCAATAGATGTAATTTTACCTTTAGGATCTTTGATATTTTCAGGTGTTAATGCTCCAGCAATTTCACACTCAATATCTAAATAAACTAAATTATGATATGAAGGTGTTTCATCAGATTCGTAGTAAAAGTCAACTAATACACGAGTATCTTTATCAACATCCTTTTCAAAATATTTAGGATCCTTCCAGTTGTCCATCTTTTTAACAGGGGACACGTTTTGGCCATCTAGGGTTTCAAACTCACCATCAGGATCAAGTTGATAAAGGGTTGGTTGATATTTAAATGTCTTCCAACCCTTTATATCATCTCGTAAGTGGTATTCGTAAGTATCCCTATCGTAGTAGATAGATTGATACATTACTTCTTATATGCTGTGTTTAAACCCTGCCATTGACCATCATACTGTTCTCCAACCTCATCTACTTTCCAGAATGCGATTTGTCCAATACGAGCATTTTTTTCAATGATAATAAGACTAGTTACAATCATTGTTGTGTTCATTTGGTCACAATAGAATCCTGGATCCCACCAAGGTGATTCGATAATAGTTCCTGTACGATATAAAGATGAGCGGTGTGTAATTTTTGCAGCAGCATCAACAGGTACTTTAATACCTTCATTAAATGTAACTGAGTATACACCTTCTTCAAGTCTCCAACAATCTTTACCATCAATTTTCTTAGTTGGTACTTCATGGTAACCTGTAGGATCAATGTGGGTTTTGTCTTTATATACAACAGAACCAACTTCTATTTTTTCTATTTTACAAACTGATAAGTCAATACCAATTTGAGCACGTTTAGAGAATTCTGATTCGATAACGTGGTTTGCGATTTGATTTGAATTTAATAACATTATTTTTTCTTTTTTAAAACTTTATCCCAAAATTTATTTAATTTAGTTTTTCTTGCTTTACAACCGCAGTCATCATAACCAAGGAATTTAGCTATAGATAAAGCAATACGGTGACCTTGTCCGAATGTAATAATAGATATTATCTTTTCTACAAGGTCGCCTAACTTCATTTTATTAGATTTGATGTCCTCCATTATTGATTTTCAAACTATCAAAAAATTCTTTACGTGCTTGATTATCATTATCCATAAACACACCTGATGCTTTGGTTGTAACCATTGAAGCTCCTTGATGTTTAATACCACGACATGAAACACAATTGTGAGTTGCTACTACAGTAACAATAACACCAATATTGTTTTCACAAATTTTATCTACAGCATTGTGGATAGCAGAGGTTAGTTGTTCTTGAATTGCTCCTCTACGACCAAATAATTCTACAATTCGGTTTAATTTAGATAATCCAATTACTTGACCATCTTTACCTACTACGTAACCAATATGAACTACGCCTCCAATTGTTTGGTGATGATGTGAACACATTGAATTAATTGGGATGTTTCTTTCAATTACAATACCATCATATCCGTCTGAAGGGAATGAAGTAATATCCGACATAGCATTGTAACGACCAGCCCATAAATCAAATACATAAGCTTTAGCTACACGGCGAGGTGTCTCCATTGAATTTGGATCATTTTTCCAATCACAACCTAATGCTGTTAGAAATTTACCATACGCTTCTTCAGCTTCATCAACCATTTTCCACTTTTCGCTTTCAGTAAGCGGGAATCCAGGTGCAACTCCATTCGCGAAACCTATTTTAACACACTCTAAATCAGTGTGGTTTTTTCGACGTTTATTTTCCATATAACTTTTTTATTTTGATGTAATATACTAATCTTCTTTAGGTAATCCAACAATATGTTTAAGATTTCTTTGAAGACCTTTATCATTATCTAAACCATAACCTACTAACCAATTTTCACCATCTAATTCAAACCCATAAACTAAATTTGGATTATGAGAGTAGCATTGTTTAAATAATGTTACTGGTGTAATTGATTTTGGGTTATGATATTGTAAGTGTTTAATTAAACGATTCATAGTATTACCTGAATCGTAAATATCATCTACAAGATACACATCTTTTCCTTCAATATCAATTGTTATTGTTTTTAGGATTCTTATTTCACCCTGTGTTGTATTTTTGTAAGATTTCGCGCTTATAAAGTCTATTTCGCATTCATCTATATTTTTCACCAAGTCCGTAAAAAACATAAAAGCGCCGTTTAAAACGCAAATAAATACGGGAGGTTGCTCATGTTTAATTTTTTTAAGTTGGTATGCAATACCATACACTTTATTTGATAACTCTAATTCAGTAAATAAAACTTGTTTTTTCATATAATACTTTTGATCTGTTTTGCTCCAACATATTTTTTAACTTCTGCTCCTTCTAAAACTAGCAAAGTAGGATAAAATTCAATTTTACAGAATTTTTCTAAATCTGAAGAACCTTCATCACCTTCTACTATATTAGAATAAATAAATTTACTTTTTGATTTAGCAAATTGTTCTACTAAAGGTTTTACTTCTTTACAAACACCACATTCTTCAGAACTAAAAAACAACATTACATTTTGTTTATTTTCAGCCCAAGTTTCTAACAATAATTTTTTATTCATCGACAATTACATTTAAACGTATTTAGATCATTTGATTTAGGAGCAACATTTAAAAAATAGTAACAAAATTTTGTTTTTTCACTTACTATTATTTCTTTGTAAAATCCTTTAGGAATAGCAGCACCTGTTGGAACACGTTTTGATGTAGTATCAAATTCAACTTTAATGTAAACTTTTACATTATTATTAACTTTAGCTAATTCACGTTCTTGTATTTCAAGTTTTTTCCAAACACCACGATTAAGTGATTGTTGTTGTAAAGCACAATTCATATAACTAAAGGTTTCCCACAACATATTTCTATCACAATTTAATGATGCGGCTGGAGCCATATGGCCCTTATCCCATTCATTAGCTTCATAATCTTTATTATCTGAGGTTTTAATACTATCTTCAGTATAAAAATCCATTCCTACTCTTGAAGCTGTTCCAAAAGGACATGCTACTGAATACCAAATTTGTTTTGGTTGTTCAAGTTTTTCTGAGTAGATGATTGTATAGTAAGGAGTATTCCAATTAATACTATCTCTTAGTACTTGAGCAAATGTTGGTACTGAACTTAGTACCAACACTAAAATTAATATAAATTTTTTCATATATTAATAAATATTAAACTGCTCTCTTTGTATCGTAAGAAATAATATGGTCTCTACCCGTCCAATTATAACCTACTTCCATACATTTTTCAATTGAGATAGGATACATATGAATTAAGGTTTCACGAGTATCACCTGCTGGCATCAACCATGTTTTATTCTTAGGAATATTCATTTCAATTCGGAATGCTTCAATTTCAGCTAAACCTTTTTCAGTACCATCCCAAACTGGTTTGTAATGATAATCGTTATGATACGCTAATGTTTTTGCAATTGTTTCTTTATCCAAACGATGTTTATTATGTTGATCCACCATCTTTTGATCAACCGTTTTACCTGCCGGAGTGAGAACCCCAACAGCAGGAACACTATTACTAAACTTAGGGCTAAGAGATATAAGATCGATAGGATAATCAGTTTTAACAAAATGACTACCTTCAGTCTCAATAGTGATAAAAATGCCTCTTTCATGAGCAAAATGTGTTAATTCGTTACATAAATCTGGTTGCATTGTAGGTGAACCTCCTGTTAACATCATTTCTTTAATATGAGGATTTTCATCATATGCTTTAACAATGTCATTAAATGTATAAATACCTTTTTCAGGATGAATTGATGTATACCAAGAATCACACCATCCACCTTCACCAAACCAACATCTATGAGTACAACCTGTTGTTCTAATTGCAATTGTTGGTCTTCCTTGTCTACTACCTTCGCTTTGAATGCAAGGGTAGATTTCTAACAAAGGTAATTTTTTGTTATAGTCGAGAATACGACCTGGTTTTTTAGTTTCTGTTGTCATAATTATCCTTTATAAAATGCTGTATTTTTTTCATGTTCGCGGAATTCAACTTGTACCACTCTAACACGACCTTCTGTTTCTGCTTGTACAAAATCATTTAACTTATTGTAAAAATATTTAGCAAAACGTTCTGCTCCTACTGCTGGAATAATACGGAGTTGGATGAGTTCATTTTCTTCCATTAGTTTAAAATTTTCCAAATATGGATCATCTTCGGCTACAATTGTAGTATGATCAAGCATATAATCTAACCATGCTTTAGGATTCATACCATCAATAGTACCTTTAGCACGTTTCATACCTCCAAAATCCCAAACCC